ACAATTTACTCCCTTTTCGAGCCTGTTGCTCCATACGCTCTCGATTAACCTCGGCACGCAATAAGGCAATATCTTCCTGAGAGTCGATCTTGTCTTTTACAAGATCCTGTCGTTCCTCTTCCTTACGTTCCTCAAAGTTCTGCTTAACAGCAAACTCTTCCGCCTTGCGCTGAACATCAGCCGCCTTGATATCAAGTTCCTTGGAACGAAGCTGAACAAGAGGATCAACCTCACCCTCTGGCGGAGGCATCAGAGCCGTCATTACCTCTTCCGTGTATTGTGCAATAAGTTCTGCGACACGTGCTTCCATGTCCACTTGCGGAGGCTGCTGGCCAAGTTGAGCGGCCTGTTCCATAGCCATACGCATTTCTGCGTCAGCTACACCTCGCGCTTTGAAAGCAACGTGTTCACAGAGATGAGCCTGAAGCAACGCAAACACAGGCGGAGAAGACGCAGGGATTGGTGTCTTCATAAAGATTATGTGCGCTGTGATATGTGCGTCATGATCCTGAGTCGGGAATGCTTGCAAGGTTTCCTGAATAATTGACTTAGCATTCTCAATTGCCGGATCCGTAGGCTGTTGCGGTTGGGGGGTCGGCAGTAAAGCTTCAATGTTATGCACCCCTATAGCCTCATAAATACGGCGATAGGCTTCATACAGATTATGCATCTGTGGGTTGCTCTGGGCGAGTTGAAGCTGGGTCTGTGCTAACGCAAGACGCTGAGACATCGAAAAGATATTCGGATCAGAAACGGGAATTACGTCAACCCGCTCGTCAAAATCCATCTGTTTGATGCTTGCTTCCGCTCCATACACATTATAGGGGTACATCGGAGGGAGTGATTCAGCGAACACACGACTCAGCATCCTAAACTCTTGTTTCTGTGCATAATGCAGTCTTTTGTGTATGGCTGACATCACCTTTGAGCCGCGTTCCAAAAGCGCGACTGTTGTTCCTACTGCGGCCTGTTGATTTCCGTCTCCAACCTGCATATCAGCAATAGCCGCGAACCTTCGACCAGCATCCACTACAAAACCAAGAAGAGCCATCAAGGTTTGGCTGGGCTCCTTATAGGGAAGAGGCAGAATACTTTCCCGCAAAGCACCACCAGGGACATCAATATCACGGAACTCACCAGGAGCGAGAGGCTCATCAGCATCACGAATACGAATACCACGAGCTTTAAAGCCAGCGGGAAGATTAGCAAGTGTCCCAGCATCTATCAGTTGCCTTAAAATAGAAGTTGCGGAACGACCTAGACCACCAATCATGTGGAGAAGACCGAAACCATAAAAACCAAGACCTGGTAAAAACTTGTAATGAGAAAAGTATTGGGTCTTTCGGTAATACTCGTCACCATCACGCCAGTTACGACGAACGGAAAGAACTTTTGAACTTCCTTCGTCTATTGTAACTATGTAAGGAAGCTTGATACCTGTGCGTTCACCATCTATGGGGTTAACGTGTTCAAAACCCGGAAGGTCTAAGTCGGTATGAACTTCGAGAATTGTGCAATCCTGATCATCAGCACCTGTCTTCTCTACGCCCATCAAGCTGCGTTCTTTCTCTCTTAATTCATCGTCCGAATCATAAGGAGAAAGTTCAATGTCTCGATAAAAGCCAGCCGCCTGAAATTTACGAACATCATTCGTGTTCATTCGGATCAGGTGTGTAATGCGAGAAGCAGAACTTAAATCAGTGGCATTATAAGGAACATAAAGATCATCTGCGGGGACAAATCGAGAGACGGCCCGATCCAAAATATCATCAAAGTAAACTTTCTTGAAAGCACTTCCCGCTAGCGGAAGATAGAACAGCAAACGATCCATCTCTGGATCATACTCATCCATGACATGAGTTATCTGGTAGTTCATAAATTCCTGAACGCGACGAGCCTGCATTTCAACTTCAGGTGTCGCTGCACCGACAACCTGAGTACGAACCGGGCCAGAGCTAGGAAGAAGTTCTTTATAAGCTTGAGCTTGAAATTGAGTAACCGCTTCCGCAATAAGAGGATGCGTTACACCACTGGATCCTCGAAAAGGTTCCTCACGATTTTCATATTTGATGCCCAGAAGTTCGAGACCTTCTGTGTAAGCGTCTTCCCAATCCTGGCGTCCGCTTTTGTCGTCTTCGTAATAACCAATAAGTTCTGAGGCAATCTCCATCAGAACTCTTTCGTCCATAATTTCAGCTAGGTTTGCATCTGGTTCGGCCTGAAGTTCTTCCGTAATCATTTCCTCAAAATTCAAAATAACGGAACCATCTTCTTCTTCCGTCATTTCTGTGGGTTCTTCAATCTCTTCTACTTCAATCTCCTCTTCCATACCCCCTATGGGCATACCTTGAGCAGGCATTGAAGTATCAATCAAAGAAATAGGTTCCCTAGCCATTATTTACTCACTTTCTTAAACTTTTCAAAAGTACGGAGGCCGCCAAGACCGAGCATCCCCATAAGTACGGGCATCATTTGAGACATATCAAGCGCAGGCAAATCAATGAGATGACCCGTCTGAGCTAATATAAACTGTAAAATTGGAGTAGCAACGTAGGTCCATGCAAGCGCAATCCCGCAGGACCAACCGATAAAGGGCCGCCAGCCAGCCACGAAGATGGAACGGTGGGCCGCTTCCTGTTTATTGATGTCTAATTGGGCTAAATCTATCTTAGCGAGGTGTATTGCAAGCTGTTTTTCAATTTCGCGTTCAGCTTTGGCCCGAGCTTCTTTGTCTTCAGGCAAAAACCTTCCCACAACGTCTGTGACGGTAGGTAAGAGAGCCGAAATCAAAGAAGCAATCATTTTAAATCCTTTTATTAAACAAAATTACCACAAAAACAAAAAATTACAATGTCAAGTCTTGTTTTCGAGCCTTTCAATCCTTTTTTCCAGGGTTCTGACGATGTGAAACAGCCTTTCTTGGCGTTCATCCGTCCGAGCCATGAACTCTGCCGACTCTTTTGTGGCCTGACTTAGCTTTTCGGGCTGTAAAATACCCGTTACTACGGTCAGTTTGTTTTCAACAACAGTTAAACGTGTCAAAATAGAGTCAGAACGGTCTGATTCTACCTTAACGGACTCTTCCAGACGGCCAACATCGGAAATTATCGCCTTCAATTGATTTTTGGCAACTCCCCACGCAGTGGCAAGGCTGGCAATAACTCCACCAATCGTCAATATCAGGCGATAATCATCCATAAAAAACCTCTTAGAGGATGCCTTTTTCCTTCAAAATAAAAGCACCCGCGCCTGCAATTATGCCAGCCAATACAACCCAGAAATTATCAATAAGAATCCCAACGCCTACAACGCCAAGACCTAACGCCGCATACGTTGATGGTTCACGCATACGATCTGCAATCCATTTTGTCATGGAATACTCCTAATAATATTGTCGAACTTGTGGACGGAACGTAGGTTCGTCTTCTTGCTCGTCACTGTCAAGGCGAAGAAAGCCCCCTTTACGGTATCTGATAAGTGCCATGGACATACTATCGCAGTAATCGTCATGTTCTCCATTTGGAAACGCTGCACACTCGTCAATAACCTCTTCCGAGAACTTTCTTTCGGGAGCCCACACCTTTCCAGACTCGAATATAGGAGCCACCATGTGCATCCGGGTATGCTTGTCTCTACCTTTTGAAGGCGTGTAGTTAACAACGGGAATACCTATCGTCCGCAATTCATCTGTAAGAGGTGTTCCACTGGCTTTTGCCTCGATCAACACCATGTCGGGCTCCCAGTAGTTGTATTCCTCTAGAGCATTTGTTTTCAGTTCGGGAAAGTCCCAGCGTCCACGCTTGGCGTCCATGAGAATCAAATTGTCTGGTCCACCTTCTTCCGGCTGAAACACACCCCACGTGGTGATAGCCGAGTAGTCCGCTGTTTCTTTCTTCGAGAACGCTGTGTCGTAACTCTGCATGATGTAGCTAACGGGAGGTATGGAATCCTTTTCCCACGTGTTCCACCATTCCTTCTTGATGATGGCTCCTTCTTCCGCTGTAGGATTCTGTTGCCACTGTGCATTCCACTTTCCCAAGGACAGTGAAGCCTTGACCCTTAACAACTCATCCTTTTTCCAGAACTCTGGCCACAGCACATTGTCACTCGGGAGTATGGCGGGAAACTCCACAACATCCCACTGGTCGGACATTACGTCCGAAGCCTGTGCCTTGATCAGCTTGCCCGTCAAATCTTTCAACGACCACCGCGTCATAACCACCACAATGGAACCACCAGGCTGGAGTCTCTGACGAGGACCTGACGTATACCACTCATACGCATTTTCCATTGCTGTCTCGGACAACGCATCCTGTTCCGAGTGCGGGTCATCAATAATCAGCAAATCCGCACCACGGCCAGTGATGGCACCGCCCACACCCGCAGCGAAATATTCACCCCCCTGGCCCGTTTCCCAACGACCCGCAGCTTTTGAATCAGCACGCAAATCCACATCGGGAAAAATTTCCCTGTAGATATCCAGTTCCATAAGGTTCCTGACCTTACGACCAAACCTTACCGCCAGTTCTGCGGTATGCGTTGTCTGGATGATCTTGAGTTCAGGATTCTTGCCAATCAACCATGCGGGTAGCATGTAACTCGCAAACTCAGACTTGGTATGTCGAGGGGGCATGTTGACAATGATCCGTGAACCGGGGTTCACCGCCAACTTTTCAAACTGCTTCGCTACCTGCTTGTGATGGTTCCCTTCAATAAAACCATCATACACATGCTTCACAAACGTCATAAAATCGTTCTGCGCTCTTTCTCGAACCGACAATGTTTGCTTGGCCTGTTCCAAAGCCAAGATTTCACGCATTACCTCATCAGACGCATTTAGCACGTTTCCACTCCAGATACTCTGCCGCCTCCTGTACATTTGCAAAGCACACAAGAAACGCGGTTTCAGATGTGGCAAGTGGATCCACCACTGCCGTTATTGTTTCACCATATTTTTGCTGACCATGCCCTAAACGATTCGCATAGTCATCTTCTGTTTTATATCCTTTTGCCCTCGCTGCCCAATACACACGATTTGTCCACTCATCCTCAGACTGTGCCAACGCCCAGTGATGCCTGTGACCAGAGATATATAACGAAGCTTCCTGCGTAAACTTCGCCCTCTTAATCTGTGCGTGGAGAGGGTTCCACTGACTATGACCCGGCATATCATGTGCCGCCCATACCCTGAACGGACGACCCTTGGGAAAACGAAACTCCAATCGAGCCTGCCAGTCCGTGGTCAATGTGCCGGGAACCTTGAGCCACTCTATCGGATCAACGTCATTCTCCAGCCACATATCATGATTGCCCTTGATCAGCAGACACCAATCCGTCGCCGTCAACAACCATTGCACCAACTGCCACGCCTGCTTTGCAGAAGTTTCCTGAGAAGCCCACAAACGTGAAAGACGACCTACCCAGTTGTTACTCGCATCGCCCAATGACGCAGCATACATACCCTCCGTATTATTTATAGTATCTAAATCCTCACGCAACCTTGGCCAGTTACATCCGTTATCGTCCACATGCGGATCCCCCAAGAAGCTTATTGCCAGGGGACCCTCTCGATGGAACGTCACAGGTAACCACTCACGTTGCTCCAATGACCGTTGACGTTTTTCAAATCGTTCCGTTACGTGATCAACAAGATCCTCAACATCCATATCAGGAGACTCTAGGGCCGGAACCGAAAATTCATCCCCCCTGTCCCATGGAACCACATAGCCTTCACTTTCAGCTTTGCGGAGTCGTCTGTAATAAGATCGGGGGGTAATTCCCAAGCTAATTATTGCTTCCTTTACGATGGAAGGTTCGTTTGAGTTTCGATTTCCATAATCATTGGGGCTCGGATAACCCTCATTATGAAGCTTCTCTAAAGTTTTCTTTAACTCTTTAACGGGATTCTCTGAGTCAACAGTCATACTATTTTCCCAAATTGTTAACGGAAGTATATAATATACTAATAACATTAAAGGAAAATGACACATGGCAGATGTCATAAACATGGAACCACCGTCCAGGGGACCCGAAGAACTCGAATGTCTCCAGTGCGGAAGTAATTCTTTCTATGTGTTCCCAGATTCAGTGATTACCTGCTGTTCATGCAAGTATATTATGAAGATCAATATGTTCGGAACACTGTACCTGGTTCCAGAGGATGAAGAATAGCCACGATTATTTGTTCAAAACACTATGTTCATCTGGCGCTGAACAAAGGCGGGGCCCGCCCGACTCGGGTCGGGGGTCGATGGGGTTGCCGACTTTTTCGGCAACCCCTCGGAACCTTATTTGATCATTGGCTCTATAATGTTTTCCTGAATAGCCCGAATTGTTTTCTCTTCCGCCTCATACTCACCGCAAACGGGACACCAGATTTCTTTCCGACTAGGCGTATTTTCTAACCGCTCTGACCATTCAATAATCTTCTCCGCATACTTTTCTTTATCAACACTGCTGGTCGCAAAAAGTAGCTCATTTTCATAATGCCAGATCATTTTCTTAACGGCTTGTTTTGCGTTAGGTTGCATTGTCTTTCTCTCTTTCTGTAAAGTTTGGGCGGAGCGTTATACTCCGCCCATGTTTGGCTAATTTTTAGCAAAGCTTACTGCGCTCGCACATTCTACTCTAGGCGTTTTGCACGATTCAATTTCTTCGAGCGTTGCGCCATGGTCTAACGCTAACTGTTTTAATTTAGCTACGTCTACTCCGCCACCTTTGTGAGCGGCTTTGATAGTCATAGTAAAATCTTTCCCAAAGTGATTACCCTTGCCCAATTCGCGAAGCGCACCCCTTTGGTCATTGATTTCTTTGGCAGTTGCCAAGATAGGTCCAGCGAAATCTATGAACGTAGCTTTGCTGGTAAACTTTTGGTCACCTATAATTATCGTTTTCATTGTCTTTCTCTCTTTCTGTTTGTTGTTATTAACTAACCTCAAGAGGTTAGCATGTAACATGGTATACAGTCAAGCGGTTCAATGCATTTTATTGAAATTAATTTAGAGAGAGCGGAGCGAGAGAGAACGGAGCAGGGCAGGCCCGGATCTACTATATTCTTATACTACCAAGCACGGCCCAGGGCTCGAGCCCTGGAGTAAGCCAGGCAATCCCGACCCGACCCGACCC